ATGCTTTCATCGCTATCTTAAAAGCCGCCCGAATCACAAAGATAAACCCTTGATCTTTTGGAAGCATCTTTGCGTAACTCGCACCTTTGAGTCTTTTGGCAGGTTGCTTGATAACCTTACTCAGTCTTTTTGCTACTTCGCTTCTACCGCGTTTCTGTGCCTTCCAAGCTGCGATACGCATTTCCTTCGGGACATCAACAGGCATAGCCGCCAATTGGTTCCGAAGTGCGATTAACCCGGTAGACTTGATTTTGATCATCCCGCCACCGTAAAAGGATCATTCTCAGGAACTCTGTACGTGATATTCAACGTGACTTGCCCGCTGTAGGTCGGTCCTAAAAGCTGCACATCGCCAATCGTGCAATTCAACGACCGACTTCCAAAAGTCCACCAACTTGCACCCGTGGTAATCGCTTGAACTATCCTGCCGCTTATCTCGTACTGATGGCCCTCGATAGCCTCACAGTCAGATTCACTCACTCCCAACTGCCCAAAGATCCCGACGGTTAAATCGTAAGCGATGACAGGAGGGTTTCCGATTCGATCTAACGCAGGCTGTCGAGTGTGGCTTATGGTCTTAACGACTAGCTGGTAGTTGGTCGGCGTCATCTTCTCAGGTGCCATAACTTCGCGGTAAACCGTAAAGTCCTCGTTCACCTCAAGACGAGTGACGATCTCGCGTAAAATCAACTCTGCGATAGTCGGAGTTACTGGCATGTCAGAACTAACATTCCATCATCGTGCATATCAACCGAGGTGATTCGCCGCTTGACCGGATCCAAACCGATTCGAACCGGTATCCCTATCGTGTCACCGCCGAGGTCAATGGCAGTCGATAAGATCCCGTTTTCGTTATTGCCTACATGGACTTCGAAAACCGGTGTCATAGCACCGCCAGACTCTTCGGCCGGTGATGCTTCATTGCGAAACACCACCGCCGAAATAGGTCTTGGGGCCAATGAATACCGAGGGTAGTAAAACACGATCTCCGCAAAGTCATCGGTATTCAGAAACACCGCATCAACGTCTGCGTCAATCATGTCCCTTAGGCTCATCGCTTGCACTCGACTTTGACGTAGTCAACCACAACAGAATCGACGTTTCCAACCGCTGTTTTCTGTAGTTGGATGATCGGTTGCAAGCCTAACGAGTAGGCCGACATATCGAACGTCTGTGAAGCACAAACACGTTGGCCGTCGATGTAGAACTTCACATCCGACTTGCCGCCGGTAAAGTCGATCACAAACCGCTTGAAGGTTGTGCCGAGAGTGACACCGGTGCTAATGTCGTTCACATCGCGAGTACCATCATCAGACTCGGCGTAAACCAAAGTCGTGCTGTTGGCACCTTCCATACGGAACCACGCATTGGCAGTGACGGAATCCGGGGTGTCGTCCCGTGCCGATCCCAGACCAAACACCAAAATTGACCCCGATGTAAACGTCGCCGCTCCGATTCGGACTCGCATTTCCAACCGTTGGATCAAGTCGATGTCAAAATCTAACGCGTCACCGAAGTGAGAACAAATATTGACAATGGCTGAATCGTTATTCAGCGTCATGGTCAAAACACTCGTACCCTTCGTGTAGGTCGGAGTACCAGTTACGGAAGTATCATCGACCAGCCAAGGAGTTGCCGGATCGGCAGTCGTTGGAAGCGTTGCCACCGCCCCGTTGAAGTCATCGTAGAACGTTTCGAAATCTTGAATCCCAGCCATTTTATCAATCTCCAATTTTTGAAAGTCTGTGTTATTACGCCGCGAACGTTACGCACCGTAGTTACTGAACAAGCCACGCCAATCGATTGCCTTGACGCCGAACGTCTGACGTACCTTGTACTTGTAAACGTCGCGGTCGAAGTCCCACTCTTGGTCGAGTTGCGGTGTTTCTTCACCTTGCAAGAAAGTGACTTCCACGGTGTCAACTTGAGAAGGATCAGCGGACAGGAACCACTGAGTAGTAACGCCCAAGTCAAGCTGCGGTTCAACGATGACTTGCAACTGTCGTGGTCCGCCAACACCGTAGATGTTTTTCACGCCTTCGTTGTTACCAGATGCGTTGTAGCTGATCGAGTTGACCAACTCCAAAGCAGTACCACTCAGGTTCGCAGGGACGATCAGGTATCGCGGTTGCAATGCCAGGATTGCATCCGAGTTTAACCCGCGTTGTAGCAGCATCAAACGAAATGCCGTGTTGAGGGTGGTCACACCAGGAGCCGCACCGCTGCCCTGTGCAACGTAGTTGGCACCGGAAGCATGAGAAACACTAAACAACGCTTGACCGTCGCCCATCGTGGCGTTCTGGATCAGCACTTGGTAAACCGACCGATTCACCAAACGAGCACAGGCATTGCCGTGCATTTGTGGCGTTCGGCTGATCGCGTCCAAATCATCATTGACGATCGTTTCCCACGACACGGTAAAGAGGTTGCCATTCTTAGCCGGAGTGTAGCTTTCGCGTTCATCCGACATGGTTTTTTCTTTGTAGTTCGCACCTTCAGGAACCATTTCCGGGTTGGCACTTTCGCTGTACCGGATGCGGTTGATCGGCTTGAGGTCCGAAGTCGATGCTCCTTGGCGTGCCCACGCCTTCCAAGTTGCGGTCGCTTCCGTGTACCCAGCCAAAAGGGTCTTGTTCGATGCGTTCAACATCAAAGCAGGAAAACTTCCAGTGGTGTGATAAGCATCGCGGACAACGCCCATCGAACGGTAATGATCGATGACCGATCGGTTGCCCATCGCGGCCCGTGCGATGTCTGGACCGTTCATACGATCCGTATTGAACCCTTGCTCTTGCAAGTGACGTTCCGCAATTCGCATCAAGGACATGTTGGCGAAATCTTCCGCCCCTTGTGCTGGTTGGAAGTCGGAAGGCTTTGCGATGCTTCCGGTTCGGCAAGCTCGCATAACCAAACCGTCACGCATAGCGGCTTGCGTCTTTTCAACGCTGCTGGCTCCTGCTTCAACTCGGACATTCGAGGTGTTGCCACCACCGAACTGTTGTCGTTCAATCATGTTCTTCAACACCTGTTCCCGTGCGATCTCCAAGGTACAGTCACCGTCCACAAGCTGGTCACGCAGCGCACGCTCTACGTTTGCTTTCTTGCACAGTGCCTCAATCTCGCGTCGGCGGTTACGTTCCACCTGGACCGCTCGTTGAATCTTTCGCTCGACTTCTTCAGTCTTGTCCATCTTTTCAATATCTTCTGTTTCTTTCACTTCTTCCACTTCCTCAACGACTTCCATCCGATCAGCGACCATCTCCGGTGCTGGACCTGGTTCCGTTTGCTTTGACTTCAAAAGTCCAGCCATGTATGTAATGGCTTGCTCCGCGTCGGTAATTTGCTCAGGCAGTCCAAGACCAACAAGCATGGTCTTCATTTCATCTGTCAACATTCTGTTGATCTCCTTAAATTGGTTCATGGAACGTAGCACAACTCGTGAATTTTCGTCCGCCCCTGCTGCTACTAATGAGGCGTCCGTTGCTGTCCAATCTGTCACAATCACCGCCGGACCCACGATAGGCTTAGACCGGTGAATGTAAGTCTCATTCGGTGCAACTCGCTTTTGTTGATTGCGAATCGCAGTGATAGAAAAGTCCTCTAGATGTCCGTCTAAAAGTTTCTCGAAAGCATCTTGACTGTCGTCGTCTCTTGCGAAACTAGCATCACCACGCATGACCATTCCGTATTCCGGGTGAGGTTCTTTGCGTACGTTTCGAATAGTCCCTAAGACGTTCCTAACGGTGTTCCGATCGTGACTATCCACGATGGGTAAACGGTCCCGCTCACCTCGAACACGACCGCCGTCCATGTCGAGAATCTCGTGATAGATCAATCCCGTTCGTTCGTCCTGCATCTCTACAGGTGTTTCCGTAGCGATGATGACCGGGACCGTCTTAGTGGTCATGTCAGCCGCCGACGAATCAACGGACAGTAAACGCATGACCAAACGTTCAGGAGGTGCAGTGTAGTTTTTCGGCTTAGCCTTTCGCATCTTCGGCCTCCACTGCTTCCAGCTTTCCTGACCCGTCTAACGCGTCTTGAATGAACGTGTCGATACTCGCTTGACTTAAACCGATTGAAGACAGGTAAGCCCGTGCCCTCGCCTCTGTCGTCGTCCCTTGAGCGAGTTCGTTCAGAATCGTCTCAATGGCTTTGCGGTTCCGCTTGAACTGTAGGGTAGAAGTGTTAGCCATCTCACCACTGCCGGCCTGTGGTGCTTTAGCTGCCTCTGTAGCTGCCGCACGTTCCGCCGTTGGAGAAACTAGCCCAAGTTTCTGAAGTAGCTTTTCTTCTTTCTGTCTTTGATAGAAGATATACCGCCAGTTATCGCCCTTACCGCCGAGTTCCGCTTCGTAGGTACTCTGAAACGCGTTGATAGCCGCTTCACTCGATTGCTGTTCTGCGACCGGATCAACCCACTCCCATCGTGGAGGTTGGAAGGTGGCCGGGCAGTACCGATCACAATCCTCCATCACGTAGGTCATGGAAGGAAAACCAAACTTTCCAATCATGGAAGCCGAGGTGCAGAATTCACGCCAAACCGGTTGGCATAAGTGTTCAATCATGTACTTCTGCCACCGTCTAAACCGGCGTCGATCTTCCAATTGAGAAGCACGGTTTGAACTGTAATTGGTTTGCGAAAAGTCTCTTGCGACGATCTCGTAACTTAAACCCGTACCTACGGCGATGCCGCGAAGCATCAAATTGATCCACGGCTCAGCACCAGAGTTTGGCCGAGATGGATTAACCATCTGCACGCCCTCACCCTGACTTAGATACATGATCTTTCCAGGTTCAAGGTAATCGTATTGATTACCATTTGCGTCTGTCTGCGACGCTGTACTAGGTGCACCAAATGAACTAGGAATCGGAGCTTCACTCGTGACGAAAGCAGTAAAGCACGAAGCCACCGCCCCGGCCTGCATCTCGTTGTTAAGGTAGGTATTAAGGTCACGCATCCACTGCATGACAGGGACGAACCAGGTAATGCCCCGTGTCTGTCCGGCACGGTCCTTACGATAAAGATGAATGATCTGATCCGCTTCAATTCGGATCGGATCTTGACGACTAACGTAAACGTCTGCCGGGTGATGAGGGTAAACCCAATACGCTACAGGAGTATTAAACTCATCTAACTCGACACCTCTAACGACACGACGCCCATCCGTTCCACGGAATTGCCAAGTATCTCGATCGGTTGCAATTCGATCCGCCTCGATAAGTTCTAGGGCTAATGGGACCGGCCGCTTGATCCCTCTGAACTCCAAAGGGACCGCGATCTTGCGGATAAAGACTTCGCCCGCCTCAACTACTTCCCGTTGGGCTAGGGCTTGCATTTCCTCGAAAGATAATTGCCCGTTGATATCCGCGACCTTGCACCACGCGGCATAGGTTTCGTCTCGAACCTCATTGATCAATTCAACATCTTCGCCGTCTTGAGTCTCAAGGCATGATTGCGTTTTGATACCTGTCCCAATGACAGACGAGACGATCGTATCACTCACGCCCCAAGCGTAGGCATTATCTCGAGCGAACTTCCGCCCCCACGCTCTAGCCGCGTCCGCTCCGTCAATGCCGCTCATCTCCTGATCAGCCGGACGATTCGACGGACGGTTTGACCCTGTTAATCGAGTCTGCTCTGCTCCTTGATAACCACGGAGTAATTTTCGTGCATTGGCCCGGCGTACTGCCCAACTAGGAGCAAATGACTCAATGGCTTTATCAATGAAGCGTGAGATCATCGGCTAGGCCTCATGATCTTCGCATAACGCATGGTCCCGCCGTTGCCGTTTGCTACCTCGCGTTGAAGTAAACGACGTTCCTCAAATAGCTGAGCAATGTCTAGTTTTGTTACAGACCTGGCACCAATGGAGTAGCTAGACGCCCCTCCCGTTAGGAGTGCTTCAATAGCCGATTCGACTTGAGAAAGTAAAGCTGCCGCGTCCATGCTGTAAGAGTAGCACGGGTCCGGTGCTTATACGTGTCTTGTGTACTATAGCTGTAGTACAGATAGCTAATCACAAAGGCAAAACACAATCTGAATTCATAATCCAAACAGTTTCGCAGTCCCATCCGTAAAGTGATGGCTCGTCATATCTTGTGGCTTCCTCGCCTTCCAGTGTCATGTAAATAGCGTCTATGCCTGCCATTGATTCATAGTCTGGCCATGCAACATGCGAA